CGACACCGTTCGCGAGCATGTCGATTCGGCGATCTTTGTCTACGCCAGCCGGATCATGCGCTCCCGCGATCGATGGGAGCGCAATCACAGGCTGACGCTGGTGCCTGACGGTGTTCGCGATCGGGTGCATGACCTCGTTATTCAGTTATTCCAAAAACGAAAACAATCACACGGCGTTTAAACATGAATTCACGCACCGAGAAACTGCGCAATATTATGCGCGAGCACCGCTTAACCGACGCGGATGTGGCCAGCCTAGTCGGCCGCAAGCCGCATACCGTCACTATCTGGCGCAGCGCTAAGGCTCGCCGCATCATCCCCGATCACACTCTGGAGCTGCTCGAATTCAAGCTGCTGCCGGCGTCTGTTCGGGGGTGTGAGTAATGCAGCCACTACACCGCAGCGAACGCGATCTGATCGACAGTTTTATCTCGGCGATGGCCGCCGCCGGCCTGCGCACAGATGACAAAATCGAGCCGACAACTGACGACTCACGCCCGGCCCGGTTTCACGTCGAAGGCGATCCGCCCCGCACCCGCAATGGCTGGTATGTGCTCTACCTCGATGGCGTCCCGGCGGGTGAGTTTGGCTGCTGGAAACGCGGCGTACAGGCGACCTGGTGCGACAGCGAGCGCGCTACGACGACGCCAGCCGATCGCAAGGCCGCAGACGAGCGCCTGGCAGCTGCCCGCAAACAGCGCGAGGCAGCGGAGCGCAAACGGCATGCAGACGCTGCACTGGCTGCGCAGGCCGCATGGGAGGCTGCTACGCCGTGCGGCGATCATGCCTACCTGAAACGCAAGGGCGTGCAATCGCATGGCTTGCGCGTCGGCCGCTGGACCAAAACAGACGACGCCGGCGAGTGCTGGCTAGACGTGCCTGACGCGCTGCTGGTGCCAATCCATGATCGCCGCGGCAAAATCATAAACCTGCAGGCGATATTCGCCAAGAAACACCCGAAGCTCGACCGCGATAAGGATTTTTTCTCCGGCGCAAAAAAACGCGGCGGTTATTACCGCATCGGCAAGCCCGTCAACGATCAGCCGATCGTCATCTGTGAAGGCTATGCAACGGGCGCCAGCATTCACGAGGCGACAGGCTGGTGCGTTATCGTGGCGTTTGATGCTGGCAATCTGGTGCCGGTTGCTGAGCTCATTCGTGAGGCGGCGCCGACCGCATCGATAATCATCGCGGCTGACAACGATCGCTGGACGGGACCGACACCCGAAAACCCGCACGCCATCGATAACCCCGGCGCGCACTATGCGCAGCGGGCAGGCGTTGCTGCTCGAGCCCGCGTTGTCGTTGTGGATTTTTCCGACCTCGACGGCAAGCCGACCGACTTCAACGACCTGCACCAGCGCGAGGGTGCCGAAGCGGTGCGCGTGCAGCTGAATCAGATATCGCTGCCGATTGATGCGCCAGTGTCCGTGCCGGCGAACGACAACACGCCGGCTGTGCAGTCGCCTAGGAACGTCGACTATTACACGCCGCTGACGTTCGTTTCTGGCAAGGGCAAGCCGAAGTCGACGCGCGAAAATCTTTCAGAGATATGCGACCGGCTCGGCATCACAATCCGGTATAACGTGATCAGCAAGGAAGAAGAAATCCTAATACCCGGCCTCAGCAGCACGGTCGACAATCAGGCAAACGCCTCGATAGCGCACATACTCAGCGAGTGCGCAAAGTTCGATATGCCGACAGGCCAGGTCGATGCGTTCCTCACCTATATCGCGGACCAAAACCCCTACAACCCGGTGATGACATGGATACAGTCGAAGCCATGGGATGGCCGCAGCCGTCTGCATGAGTTGTACGCAACGATCACAGCCAAAGATGAGGATATCAACCCGCGCGCCAAGTGGCTCAAAGAGACGTTGATACTGCGCTGGCTGGTGTCGGCGGTAGCGGCTGCATTCCGGCCTAACGGCGTGTCTGCGCATGGCGTGCTGGTGCTGCAGGGCGATCAGTATCTCGGCAAAACGAAGTGGTTCAAGTCGCTGGTACCCGCTGATTTGGGGGTGCTCAAAGACGGTATGATTTTGCGGCCTGACGACAAAGACAGCGTGAAGCAGGTTTGCAGTTTCTGGCTGGTCGAGCTCGGCGAGTTGGATGCCACATTCCGCAAATCTGATATCGCCGCGCTGAAATCGTTCATCACAAACTCGAGCGACGTTTTGCGCCGCGCCTACGCCCGCAAAGAAAGCCACTTCGCGCGCCGTACGGTGTTTTTTGGATCGGTAAACCCGCATGCGTTCCTGCATGATCCTACCGGCAACCGGCGCTACTGGTCGATCGCCTGCGAAGCTATCAACCACTCGCACGACATCGATATGCAGCAGCTTTGGGCTGAGGCTCACCAGCTCTACGCCAGCGGCGAGACGTGGTACTTGCAGCCCGAAGAAATGGCAGCGCTCAATGAAAGTAACGAGAGCTTCACGGCATCCGATCCGGTCGAGGAACGACTACAGACGCGCCTCGACTGGGATTCAAGTCAGGTGTTTTGGGAGTGGAAAACAGCAACTGATGTGTTGTTGTCGCTGGGTATCGATCGACCGACTAGGGGCGATACCATCACCGCAGCGCAACACTTGCGAAAACTGAACGGCAATCAGGCGCGTCGAAGTAATGGCAAGGCGCTGCTTTTTGTGCCGAGAACGAAGTCGGTATGAGTGCAATGACCTATTTTAGGCAGACATTGCACTGTAGTATGCACGAAGCTAAGTGATTGATATGTAAGTGCTATATCCAATATTAGTGTATAGTGTAATACAGTGTAATGATATATAGAGAGTAAAACACTATATAGGGGAGTCACTAGGCACCTATAACCCATGGCCTATATGGGAATCTTGTGCACTGTATGCCCTAAATGCGCTGTTTTGAGTTTTTCGCCTTTAGAATCAAAGATATAACAAAGATCAACCATTAAAAACAATGCACTTGATGGTGCGAGGGGGTCTAAATGCACAAATGTGCACGGTACAAGTACCAGAATGCCTGTTGTGTCCGTGGCGCGAAGGCTGCGCTTTCTCGCGAGCTCGACTGGGGTGCACCAGAGGATGGCTGGCGTTATGTGAGCACGCCAGAGCTATTGGCTATGCTTGGTCGTCACCACGACTACACACAGGCTTCAATGTACGGCAAAGCAATGGCAGAGCTGAATGGCCATCGCCTAAAGATCGTGCGCGGTATCAACTTGACATTTGCGCCGCCCATCGCGTCGAAAAAATTGAGGGCGTGAAATGAAAAAACTACCAGCATCTGTCCAAGAAATAGCCGAAGTCATTGGCCGTGAGCGTGCACTGTTCCTGATCGGGCAATTGCCTCGCGCTTACGATCCTGGCCACCCGTCAGGGCAGGTTATTTTGTATGTGCCAAAGTCGTTGCGCGTCGATCATCCGCTGGTGCGCATTTTGGGGTTCACTGATGCGCAGAAGCTGGTGCGCGCATTCCCTGGCGAAATATTGCAGCCGGCGAGCTGTCGCGATGTTTATCGCCATTTTCGAGATGCGTCGATCGATAGCATGCTGGCGTCAGGCATTCGAGCGATCGATATCGCTGAGCTGATGGGCGTCAGCGAAAAACACGTGCGCAACCGCGCGAAATTGGAAAACCCGCAAGAGGCCGAACGGGTTGCCCATAATGACAATGCGCGGACCACGTTATCCCGGCGCGCGCGTAGTTTATGAGCGATCAAAAAACAGACATTGCAGCACCAATTTTCAAAGTAGCCAGCGCATGGGCGCTGATAGGCGTCACGTCATGGGCAGAGTTCGCGAGCTTTCTCGCAGCCTGTTACACGATGATGCTCATTGCAGAATGGACATGGAAAAAAATCTGCCGGCCGCTGCTCGTCCGGTACGGTTTCTTGCCAGCCCTGCGCCGCTCAACAGATGCCTCAAGCGATGATGCCGAAGCTACCGACTAGCCCGGCAACACGTCGCGCGCTGGCGCTGATCGTTGGCGCAGCCGCAGCAGCTGGATTGCTGCAGCTTACGCCAGCATTCGAGGGCACGGTGTACATAACCTACCCGGACCTTGGCGGCGTGCTTACCTACTGCACCGGCGCTACCGAAGATGCGGTATGGGGAAAAACATACACGCCCGCCCAATGCCGAGAACAGCTCGACCGCGACTTAGCTCGCCACGCTGAAGGTGTTATGAATTGCGTTCACCACGAGCTCACAGACGGTCAAAAAATCGCATTTGTCGACGCCGCTTACAATATCGGCGTCGAGGCGTTCTGCCGGTCAAGCATGGCGCGCAAAGCTAACGCTGGCGATATGGCGGGCGCGTGTGCCGCGCTGTCGATGTGGGACAATGTCAACGGCAAGCCAGTCAAAGGGCTGACGCGACGCAGAGCAGCAGAACGCAAGCTGTGCGAGGGCGGAAAATGAACACAACTGTTATCGCGATAATTCTTGCCGCCAGCATATTCGCTGGCGCCTTTGCCTTTGGCCATCACATGGCGAGCGAGTCATGGCAGGTCAAGTGGAATGCGCGCGATGCAGCAGACGCAGATGCAACAGCACAACACGAGCGCGACCAGCGCGCACTCGAGCAGCATTACCACGATCAACTCGACAAGGTGCAAGGCGATGCGCAAAAACAAATCGACAGCGCTGCGGCTGATGCTGCTCGCGCTAATGACACTGCTGACGGCTTGCGCGAGCAGGCAAGGCGTACAGCTGCACGATGTGCAGCCAGCACAGTTGCCACCTCTGCCGCTACAGGCAAGGCAGCCAGCAACCCCGGCATGGTGCTTGCCGACTTGTTCGGCAGGGCTGATGCGAGAGCGGGAGAGCTGGCGCAGTACGCTGACCGAGCAAGAGTAGCAGGGGCTGCGTGCGAGCGGGCTTATGATGGCGTCAGGAGCGCACCGTGATGGTGCACCGCCCCCCCCTATCGCGGGTCCCATTGGAGGGCGTGGCGGGGGCGGGGCACAAGGCCTCGCGGCGTTTGATATCTGCGTAACAGATCAAAAACAAAACTATTAGCGCTAAAGGTGATAAGTGGGCGTAAAAGTAAACCGGCAAGGGCTCGCCGATAGCTTTGGCGTTGCACCGCCGGCGATAGATCGCTGGATAAAGCAAGGGTGCCCGATATCAAAGCGAGGCAGTCGCGGCGTTGAATGGGAGTTCGACTTAGCCGATGTAATTCGCTGGCGTGTTGATGTTGCGGTCAGGGAAGCAACCGGCGACGGCCCCTCGAATATGGACGCGGCCAAGCTGCGCAAAATGAGCGCAGAAGCCGAACTGGCAGAGCTCGAGCTAGCAAAAGCAGTCGGCGACGTTGCGCCGATCCGCGACTTTGAGCGCACGACTGCTCGCCTCATGTCAACCATTCAAACGAATGTCATGAATGTGCCAGCGCGCGCGGTTCTGCAGCTGCTCGGATGCACTGACGAAACTGAGTTCAAAACCAAAATGCGAGCCGAGCTAACGCTTGCGCTCGAACAATCTGCAGCGGCAGAGGTCGAGATAGACGACGCCGACGAAGCGGACGACGACGGCGAATGATTGCGCTTAAACAGTTCGCAAATTTTTCCGGCATAGCCGCAGCCGTACGGCGCGCGGTAGTCAGCCTAGTGCCACCGCCGCCTATGCTTCCGAGCGAATGGGCGGAAAGGAACCTGCAGATACCTGCCGGCAACGCGATACCAGGACCGATCAATTTCGATAACGCGCCATACCAGCGCGGCATGCTCAACGCGATCAAAGAGGCTGGCGTCAGACGTGTTTCGTATATGACGGGCGCTCAATTAGGCAAGACAACAGTTCAACAATGCGCGACCGGTTATTTCATAGATCACGAACCGCGCTCGCAGATTTTCG